ATAGCTATTGCACCACCACCGTGGTTGTCGTCCTTGTCTACACACCATGACCTCATAATTACAATTTTATCGTCATTATTTACTACCATGTATCCAACTTCTTGACACACGGCCAAAGGTGCATTTAAAATTTCTTTTATGTGCAACCAACCTGTTTCCATATCTTTTGCGTCTAGCCAAGTAATTCTAACCATTGGAAAATTAAGGTTAGGCATATAGTATTATTTATTTTGAGACAATTTTTTTAACTAGATTAAGGTTGAAAGAAACTGATCTTCTTTCCTCGTTTGGAGTTCTAAAAGGATAAACCATATGAGATAGCCATGCAGGAAATAAATATATATTTCCAACTTCAGGTGTTGCTTGAAAAGCATGTCCGTTAAAAGTTGCTGCTTGACCACATTCCCATTGTATATCTCCTACACATGGATGATGATCCTCTTTAGCGTATTCCTCTTTTAAACTAGGAGGTATTCTTAAATAAATTACACCTGATAAATCTCCATCGTGAATATGTGATGGATTAAAATCACCTGCCCACTGAGATACTACCCACATGCTTTGTAAGACCATTCTATCAACATCTTTTGGTTGTATAGTATCCGACGCAGGAGGATGAGATATATATTTTTCAACTATAATTTTTAAAGCTTGAAGACATGGTTGAAACTCACTTGAATCTAAAAATGTCGGAGGATATCTTACTTCTTGTTTAACATTTCCCGCTAAATGCATGGAATGATCCCATTCTTTTGATAATTTTTCATCATTGAATAATTCATCTGCTTTGGAATCAAGTAGTTTTATAATACTATCTGGTAAACTTCCTTTAAAAATAGTGGGTCCGAAGGGTCTGTAAGCCTGAAACTCTATTTTGTTATTTAAATCAGTCGCCATTCTTTTTTTATTTGTTTTATATCAATAATTCGCCTATAAATATACAATTAAATAGGCTTAATTACAAGGCCAGCCTCCTTGCATAGTAAAACAATCATGAATTGCAAAAGGAGAACATGCTAAAAAAGATTTTTAAGGCTGCCAAAAAAGCAGCACCCATTATTGGTGCAGGACTAGGATTTCTAGCAGGTAGCCCTGTGTTAGGTTCCGCTATTGGCGGTGGTCTTGGTAGCTTAGTTGCAGGCAGAAACCCAAGAGATGCACTTAAGTTTGCAGCATTATCTGGACTAACAGGTGGAGCACTAAATAAATTTGGTGGATTACAAGCTGGACAAGGACTAGGAGGGCTTTTTACTAGAGCTACGTCAACACCAGTGCCACCTAACATTCTTCAAGCAGTAAGAAGTAATAATCCAGTTGTACTTAAAGATGCAATTATGAAAGGTGTTGTAGAAAAACCAGGTGTTCTTCAATCAATTGTTAATTTTGCAAAGGCTAATCCCATAAAAACAGCTCTTGGTTTGTCAGCATTAACAGGAGTTGCAGGTGGTTTAGGTGAGGAAGAAAACAAAGCAAAGTCAACATTTGAAGACGTATACGGGACAATGAATCCACTTAAAGATTTAGATGATGCAGGAATAGGTGGAGTTACAACGGTGCCATTTTCTCAATATGGACCTAATTTAGTTAATAGAGCCATGGGTGGAGAGATAAATGGATTGAAAAAAATCGGTTTAAATGAAGGTGGTTTTCCTCGTAAAAATGGTAAGATAGCAGGACCAGGAACTGAGACTAGTGATGACATACCTGCAATGTTAAGTGACGGAGAATTTGTTATTAACGCAAAAACTGTTAGAGGGTTAGGAAGAGCCATGGGTGGCGAAGGAACAAAAGAGAGTAGAGACAGAGGATCAAAATTCTTGTATAGTCTACAAAGAAAATACGGAGATAGAACGTAATGGTTGATGAAGTAATACAACGGCAACAACAAGCTCCTTTTATTGAAAAAAGAGCTGAACAATTACTTGCATCTGTATTTGGTGATCCAACCGCAGTAAGAAGAGAAGGTGAAAGTGAGGCTGATTTCAACTTACGTAAGTTTGGTAGAGCAGGGATAGCGCAAGCGATACCACAATTTCAATTTGCAGGTTTTACACCTCAACAACAACAAGCATTTGGTTTAGCGAGTCAAAATGTAGGAGCATTTCAACCTGCTCTACAACAAGCAGGAGGAACTTTAGGTCTTGCAGGAGCTGCGCTAACAGGTGCAGGGCAACAAGCTCTTGGTGCAACACAAGCATTTCAACCAGGACAAACAACACCTTTCATGGATCAATATCAGGCTGATGTAACACAAGAAGCTTTAAAAGAATTTGATCGTCAGGCACAGATTGCACAATCCAATTTAGCAACACAAGCACAAAGAGCAGGAGCTTTTGGTGGTTCACGTTTTGGGGTGCAAGAAGCAGAGCTAGGTCGTAACTTACAAGACATAAAGTCAAGAAGAATATTTGAAGATTTATCACGAAACTTTCAACAAGCACAACGTGCTGCGATGAGTGCACAAGAAGCACAGCAAAGAAGACAGTTGGCTGCAGCACAACAATTAGGTGCCACAGGTCAAGGTCTTGCTAGTCTTGGACAAAGACAAGCTGGTCTTGGTGCTCTTGGACAACAATTAGGTCAACAAGATATACAATCACTTCTAGGTGTTGGTGGTATTCAACAACAATTAGGTCAAGCTCAATTAGAAGCTCAAAGACAGCAACAAATTCAAGCTCAACAAGAGCCATTTAGAAGATTAACATTTGCTAGTGATATACTACGTGGTGTTCCAAGTAGCGGTATTGCTTTCACTCAACAACCTTCTGTCAATCCATTTGCACAAGCTCTTGGTCTTGGTATTGCAGGACTTGGTGCTCTTGGTCAGTTTGGTCAAGGCTTTGGAGGTTTACAAGAGGGTTTTGGTAACTTGTTTGGAGATAACTAATGGTTCTTCCAATAGTAGCAGGGTTAGGAAGTTTAGCTCTGAGAGCTTTGCCATATGCGGTGAGAGGCGCTAGAGCCGTTGTTAATCCAAGAAATATAAAAAACTATTTCATAGGGGCTAGATCTAGACCGATTCAAGGACCTGTAAACGTTAGAACTTTTAGATTTGATCCAAATAAAAAAGGCCTAGAGGCTCTTGGAATGGGAGGAGGAATAACGCCAGGAATACTTAGACCTACTTTTACAAACATAGCAGGACAGTCTGCTGTTTTGGGTGGAGCTGGCTTAGCCTATGACGCCTTAACAGATAGTGCTGAACAAAGCACTGAACCGCCAGCAGGATCAGGTGGACCTGCAGACACAGTTCCACAACCTGTAGACCCTAAAAAGAAAGAAGAAACAACTGACACTGCAGCAGATACAACAAGTAAAAATATCAAGGGTGGTGAGTTAGATGATTTTATAAAAGAACGTATAGATGTGTTTGAAAAATACATTGGTGATGACACAAGAAAAAGAACAAAAAGTGCTGGGTACAACGCTATGATACAGTTTGGTTTAGAACTAGCTACAAAAAGAGGTAATTTAGTAGAGGGCATAGCAGAGTCTGCTAAAGAACCTTTAAAAGAATTTGCTAAACTAGGAAACGATTTGATGGACAGAGCTGCAGCTATTAAGAAAGCTGGTATTGAGTCAGGTGTTGAAGCATTTGAAGCTGAAGAGGATAGAAAATTAGAAGAAAAGAAAATTGCAGGTGATATTGCAGAAGAACAAATAAGAGCTCAAGCACAAAAACTATCTCCAGGTGAGTTTATAACTAGTCAGATACAATCAATCGTGGCTGATCCAAATCTTGTAAATGCTATCACAGCCGCTAGCTATGATCCAAATACAAATCAAAAGCTACCAGGTGCAGACTCAGATGAAACGCTTATAAAACAGTACGCAGCCAAGCAGTATGAATATTATAATGCTACAGAGATACCTGACACTGCATCTGGTAGAGAATTGTACGAGTCATTACCGATAGGAACGATGGTATATTACAAAGGACAAATATTTCCAAAGCCAAAATAAGGAGAAATTATGGCTCAAAAAATAGTAGACCCTCTTGGAAATTTAGTAGAGGTTGAAGAAGCAAAAAAGCCGGGAGATAATATACGAACTGGTATTGTAAACAATGTATTTAGAGACCCCGCTGGAAACATAATTAAAGTAGATAAACCTGTAGATGTTGGTTTTAATTTTAGTTCTACATCTCGTAATCCAAAGAAAGATCAAAGAGGTTTTTTTGAAAAGTATGTAACAGATCCTGTAACTGCAGGTCTTGCAGGTGTCGGAGAAGGTGGTTTTAAAATAGCAGAAGGAACGCTGTCTCTTGGAACTATACTTCTTGATCTTGGTGTAGGGACTAACTTAACAAGAAAAGTAGAAAAATATTTTGATGATAATAAAATTTTAGATGCTTTAGAAGACAAGGCTGACGAATCATGGACTGGTACAGTCACATCTGTTCTTACACAGTTTGGTGTGCCTGGGGGTGTTGCACTTAAAGCAGCCAATGGATTAATTAAAGCAAGAAATATTGGTGGTAAACTAGCAGGTAAAACAGATTTTATTTCTAGAAGACCAAATGTTACAAAGGCTGCCCTTGCAGGCGGTGCAGAAGCTGCAGTGGCAACAAGTGATATGGGTACGCTTGGTGATTTAATTGGCATGGGTCCTACTCAAACAGATGATAGTGATGACATCAATGCAACTGGACGTGAAGTAGCTTTTAAAAGATTAAAAAATAAATTTAAGTTTGGTGTTGAAGGTGCGCTTGGTTTTACGTTGTTTGATAATGTTATATTTCCTGTAGGTAAAGTTTTATTTAAAGGAAGTGTACCTGCATTTACTGGTATGTTAAAACATGTAGGAGTGAATAAAAATAATATTAGATTTTTGGAGTTTGATCCAGATACAAACACCAACGTTTTAAAAGAAAAAGCTCTAGACGAAGGTTTTCAGTTTAATAAAAATAATATCCTGCGATGGGTAGATAAAAACATTTTATCACCATTTCGTGCAAGAGGTAATTTACCAAAAGAAGTCTTTGAAGCTAATAGAGAAAAGATAAACACGTTAAGATCTGTGGCCGAAAGAGTTAGAATAGAAACTTTAGACCTAGAAAAAGCTGTACAAGAAGCAATCGATCCTGATGTAGGTAAATTATATAATAAACTAGATGCAATGGGACTGCGAAGAAGAGAAGAAATGATGGAAAACATCTATGATTTTCTAACAAGTGGTGCATACAAAGCAAAAGTGGATATTAAAACTGGTGCAAAAATTCCAAAGACAGCAGAAGAAATAGCAAAAGCTTTACCTGATAACATACCAAAAGAGTTATTACCTTCAATAACAAAGATAAGAAACTCGATCGATGAAATGAGTAAGGCTCTTTCTGAAATGCCAAACTTTACCATGAAAGGTGGCGCAGATTTTCAAAACGTTGTGGCTGCTAACATAGGTGAATACATGACAAGATCGTATAGATTGTTTGGTACTAAAGTAGAAAGAGAACAATGGATCAACACTTTAAATAATACACCAGAAGGACAGAAGATAATAGAAAAAGCAAAAACATACATTAGAAATAATAATAAAGACATGACCGAAGAGGCTGTTGAACAAGAATTTAGAAGTATGTTAGCAGACGAAAAAGAAAGTGTTTTAGGTGGTGCCATAGCAAAGTATTCCAAATATGATGACGCAATTAAACAAGTAAGACAGGATATACCTGAACCGCTCAGAGCTTTACTTGGTGAGATAAAAGATCCTATAAAACAGTACATGAGAACCGCAGCTAAAATAAATACGTACGTAGCTGACACAAACTTTTTCAATACGTTATTAAAGAAAGGAAAGAATAGATTTTTCTTTGAACCACCAAAACAAATAAGAGGGCAACAACCTAGTAGTGTTCCAATAGGTGAAGGTGGTTTAGAGTTTGGAACTACAATCGTTTCTGATGGTCCTTTAAACGGTTTTAAAACAACTCCTGAAATTGCAAAAGCATTAGAAAACATAAGTAATTCAAGAAAAAATGCAGATGAATTATCTAACTTATATTACAAAGTTTTTCTTGCACCAAAAGCGTGGACACAAGAAGCAAAGACAACTTTATCTCCAATCACACATGCTCGTAACATAATCAGTGCAGCATCTTTTACAGGTATGAATGGTAATTTTTTTACAAACCCACTTCGATTTATGGAAGATTTTAAAGAAGCTTACAAAGTTGTTACAGCTAGATCTAAAAGTGCAATTGAATCTGACATGGGTAGAAAATATTTTAAAAATTCTGGTGACTATGAAAAATACAAAGATGAGTACATGAAATTACAAAATCTTGGTGTTGTTAATACTAGTGCAAGATTAGGAGAACTAACACAAAGTTTGGATGAAGTAACCGCAGGACTACAAAATCTTACAGAAACGGGGAAAATTTTTACAATACTACGTGGATGGGGAGACAAAACAGGGTTTAATAAAGCACGTGGAATTGCAAGAACCTTGTATCAAGCAGAGGATGACTTATACAAAATACAAAACTTTTATTCTGAGTCACGTAAATTTAGAGGTGTGTATGAAAAAATGTACAAAGAAAATCAAGCAAAGTTTTTGAAAGATTTTGGTGACGAGATTGCAAGAGTAAATCCTACTCTCACAAGAGACGAAGCCCTCGCTTCAATGCGAACTCAAGAGGGATTTGACAGATTTATAGATTTAAAAGCTGCAGACACAGTTAAAAACAATATTCCTAACTATGATTATATTGGTTCGTTTGGTCAAACATTAAGAAGACTTCCTGTAGGTAACTTTGTATCTTTTCCTTTAGAAATTATTCGTACTAGTTTTAACACACTAAAACAGGGTATTAGAGAAATTACAGATCCAAGTGGTAAACTTGTTGGAATAGGAACAACTAGACTTGCAGGGGTAGCTACATTCGGAGTTGCTTTAGGTAAAGGATTAGAAGAAGGAGCACAACTAGTTGCTGGTGTATCTAACGAACAGCTAAATGCATTGAGAGAATATCTTCCAGAGTGGTCTAAAGATTCTACTCTCATACCTATTAAACAAGGTAATCAATTATACTACATAGATTTTTCTCACACCAATGCATACGACATTTTAACTTTACCTCTTCGAGCTGCTATGAATGGTTTTGATGAATCAAGAGACAAAGGTGCAGGTGTTCTTGCAAGTTTCGATGATGCAGTCATAAGAGCAGCATCCAAGTTTGCAGCACCTTTTGTTGAAGAATCAATAGCAACACAATTTCTTGCAGATGTATTTGTTCGTGGCGGTTCTACTGCAGAGGGTAGAAGACTATGGAATCCAGAAGATGAAATAGGGACAAAAATATCTAACACTCTTGCGGAATTATTTAGAACAGCTTCGCCAGGATCTATTAAACAATTTCAACGTTTGTATCTATCAGGTATCGGACAGAAAGATCAATATAACAGAGGCTTTAAGTTTTTAAATGAAGCGTCTGGTTTACTTGGATTTAGAATTCAAAATCCTTTTATTCAAGATGGCATAAACTTTAAAATATCTGATAACAAAAGAGCATTAACTAATTCTAAAAAATTATTTACAAGTGTTGCTTATAGAGCAGATGCTACATCAGCAGAGATTGTCGATGCATATAATAAGGCAAACGCAGCTAAATTAAGAAATGATCAAAAATTATTTAAACAAATACAAGCAGCTAAAATATTAGGTTTATCTGACAGAGAAATTAGAGCAGTAATATCTGAAAGATTCTCTAAAAATGAAGCTGCTAATCTACTCAGAAATCGTTTTACACCAATAAAAGTATCCGATTTTGCTTTTCAAAGAATGAAAGAGAACTCACAGGCAAGAGATGGTAGTGATGTTAGTAGATCAGTTAGAAGAATAACCAACGGCATATACAGAAACTTATTTAGAACAAATATATTTGATGATGTGGGCGGTTTATTTAAAGATTCATTCAATATCATAGAGTCACCGCCTCTTGTAACAAGGCCTAAAACCTCGGATGCTAGCCCTATAATAGGTGATCAAAGCAGTCTAACGGCACCCGTTGTTCCTGTTACACCAATAGAACTACCAGGTGGAGGAACTTTATCACCATCAGATAGATCTCAACTTGCCAAAAGTGGAGATATTGATATAACAGAAGCACTATCAAGGAGAGCATGATGAGCAAACGTGGAAGCAGAAGAGGAAGACCAGCGAAGGATAAAAAGAAAACTTTTAAGGAATTCAGAGCTAGCAACAGGCCAACAAGAACTAACAGAAGAACAACGACCAAGTTTGACGATAGTGGTAGAGAGTCTGGCATTAGAGCTGCTAAAACTACAACTACAACTAGTAAGATAAAAGGTTTAGAACAAAGTGTTGGTAGTCTTGATAGACGAATTAATGAAGCTCTAAAACAAGGTAATACAGACTTAGCAAAAGATCTTCGATCAAGATTAAATAAATTTACGACCAGACTGGGTGATGAAAGAGCGATAAGAAGTGGTGGTGTGCTTAGATCAAATGATGGTAGAGTTGTTAGAACAAGTGCTGGCCGTCCTGTGCTTACAAGTGAGGGGTTCGATATTTTTAATAAAACAAAAGACATGGATTTCCTAGATCCAACAAGAAATCTTATTAACAAGTATCCAGATCAATATGCAAAAATGTACCCTATAACTGATCAATTAAGACGAGGTTTACCTGGAATTAGAGCTGCCAAAGAGTTTCTTGGTATGGATGATAAAAAACAAAAATTTACTGACAGTAAAATGCCAGGAATACGTTATCCTTTAGATAAAACTTTTGGTGCAGGAGAAGGAATAGAAGCGGTGATGGACGATAGAATAATAGCAGGTGAATTTGACAAAGGATTAGACGTTGCACCAGATGCTGTGTCTTCTGTTGATATAACAGGAAGAGCTATGGATGTAGCACCGCCAGGTGTTCCTTTTCAAACTATGGTTGATTCAGATCAGCCATCTTTTCCTACTATAGTTAATCCAACAGAATATGATTTAAGCACCGCTGATATGGATAAAGAAGTTGCATTAGGTGATGATAGTTATAAAACCGTAAAAGCAGATGCATTTGTGCCAAAAGTAGTTGATTTTGCAGACTTTCAAAGAGTTAATCCAAAACTTCTAGATTTAACTCAGCCAAGCTTTGCGGAGTTAGATCAAGAGTTTCAAAAAGAAAGTTTACAACAAAAAGAACCTCCTAAAATGACAACAATGTCTGGTTCTGATTTTGTTAATCAAGTTGCACAAAATAATTTACAATTAAAAGAAAATGTAATTAATAATCCTAGTTTAAATAATACTCAAAAACTAGCGATCGTAAATCAAATAGATAATTTAACACAGTTTCAGCCGATGATTGATCAAACAAGTATACTAGATGTTGACCCTGGTCAGTCAATGTTTCCTACTGCAAGTATTAACGCACTTAATCAGGCCAACCCAGAAAGTGAAGCCGCAGCTTTAGAGATATTAAACTCACTAGATAATCAAAATCAAGGGTTTAATTTGCTTGATTTTTTAAGTGATTCGCTTGATGCTAACCCAGATCAGCCAGGAACTCAATTTTTTAATTTAAATCCTATTCGATGAAGAAGAAAACAAAACAAGATAAAAAGATAAGTAAAGTTATGCGAGAATTTAAAAAAGGTAAACTTCCAATTGGTAAATCCAAAAAGAAAGTTAAGTCTAGAAAACAAGCGATAGCTATTGCTTTAAGAGAAGCTGGAGTTAAAAGAAAATGAACCTGTCAATGCGTGATTGGATATGGGTCATGGGTATTGTAGCTGGTATTGCTACAACGTACGGTATGATGTCATCACGAGTCACGGCTCTTGAATCAAAGATAAAAGATTTAGATATGTTGCGTATCGATTCACGGCTCTCGGTTATTGAAGTACAAGTTATAGAAATAAACGAAAAGTTAGATAAGCTACTAGATTAAGTTTCTTTATTAATATCTTCAATACACTGCACTTTGAACGTAAAATATTTGTTCATTTCAAACTTCATGAAGTTACGACCCATTTTTTCACACGATTTTAGATCCATAAATTTATCCTGCAACACCATTTGATTACCAGTATAAACCCATGAGTCACCATTAAAACCCCATAAGCTTACCACCAATACAAATATCTTAGTCATCCTTATAGAAGTAGCATTTTCCAG